CTGGGCCAAAAGAGATCTGACTGGCCGGATCCTCCAGTCTGCGATAGACAAAGACGGAAACGATGACTGGGAGGTGATTGACTTCCCTGCGATTCTTCCGAGTGGAAACCCCCTATGGCCAGAATTCTGGAGCCTAGAAGAACTCCACGCCCTACAGTCTGAACTGCCTGCCTCTAAGTGGAATGCCCAGTATCAACAAAGCCCGACCAGTGAACAAGGCGCGATTGTTAAGAGGGAGTGGTGGAAAGAATGGACAGACGAAGACCCACCTAAGTGTGAGTTTGTGATCCAGTCTTGGGATACGGCGTTTACAAAAAACGAACGGTCTGACTATTCCGCCTGTACGACTTGGGGGGTTTTCTATTTAAATGAGAACCAGAATGACGCAAATATTATTTTGCTCGATGCGTTTAAAAAACGAATGGAATTCCCAGAGTTAAAAGAGAAAGCCTTTAACCACTATAAAGAGTGGGAGCCAGATGCGTTTATCGTTGAGGCCAAGGCGTCAGGAGCGCCATTGATTTATGAACTACGGGCGATGGGAATTCCTGTTCAAGAGTTTACGCCGTCTAGAGGTAATGATAAGATGGTGAGGATCAATTCTGTATCTGATTTGTTTGCCAGCGGTAAGGTTTGGGCGCCAGCTACGCGCTGGGCTGATGAGTTAATGGAAGAGATGGCGGCGTTCCCCAACTCAGACCACGATGACTTAGTTGACTCATCTACGCAGGCTCTGATAAGGTTCAGAAAAGGCGGGTTTATACGCTTGCAGACAGACGAAGAGGACGAAGTTCGCTCGTTTAGACGCAAAGTTTCTTACTACTAAGGATACATATGTCCATTGAAAAATCACTTTACGCCGCACCAGAGGGTTTAGAAGGCCTAATGCCAGAATCAGAAGACGATGGTGGCATCGAAATTGAAATTGTTGACCCTGAAGAGGTAACAATTAACATTGATGGGATGGAAATTAAGATTGACGGCGGTGAAGAAGATGACTTTGACGCTAACTTAGTTGATTATTTAGACGAATCAGTAGTCACTGGGATCGTAACTGACCTGATTGGTGACTATGACGATGACGTCAACTCCCGTAAAGACTGGATGCAGACCTATGTAGACGGTTTAGAGCTCTTAGGAATGAAGATTGAAGAGCGAGCCGACCCTTGGATCGGTGCTTGCGGTGTTTACCACCCACTTTTGTCAGAAGCTTTGGTTAAATTCCAAGCTGAGATCATGATGAGCACGTTTCCTGCAGCTGGGCCAGTGAAGACCCAGATCATTGGCAAGGAAACCCCTGAGAAAAAAGACGCTGCGATCCGTGTTCAAGATGATATGAACTATCAGCTGACGGATGTAATGACAGAGTTCAGGCCAGAGCACGAAAGAATGGTCTGGGGTCTGGGTTTGTCTGGTAATGCTTTTAAGAAAGTCTACTTTGATCCAAGTTTTGACAGACAAACATCAATATTCGTCCCGGCTGAAGATCTGGTTGTGCCTTACGGCGCGTCCGACATTCAAACGTCCCCTCGCGTTACGCACGTTATGCGAAAGACGGAAAACGAGCTGCGTAAGTTACAGGTTGCTGGATTCTATGCCGACATTGATTTGGGAGAGCCCAACAATACGCTGGACGAGGTAGAGAAAAAGATTGCTGAGAAGATGGGATTCCGCGCTTTGTCGGATGACCGCTACAAAATCCTTGAGATGAACGTAGAGCTCGACCTTGAAGGCTACGAGCACACTGATAAAGACGGCGAACCCACAGGAATTGCCCTACCTTACATCGTGACCATTGAACATGGAAGCATGAAGTGTCTGGCTATCCGCAGAAACTGGAAGCAAGGCGACAAACTCCACACTAAGCGCCAGCACTACGTCCACTACGGCTACGTCCCAGGCTTTGGCTTCTACTGTTTTGGCCTGATTCACCTTGTTGGTGCATTTGCAAAGTCTGGTACGTCTATTTTGCGTCAATTGGTGGATGCAGGGACGCTGGCCAACTTGCCCGGTGGATTTAAAACCCGTGGCCTGCGGGTCAAGGGAGATGACACACCAATCGGCCCAGCTGAGTGGCGCGATGTGGACGTTCCAAGCGGATCTATTGCAGAGAACATCATGCCTCTGCCATACAAAGAGCCGTCACAGGTTCTGGCTACTCTTCTCGATAAGATTGTTGAAGAAGGCCGCAAGTTTGCGTCTGCCGCTGACATTCAAGTTGCCGATATGTCTGCCAACTCTCCCGTTGGCACCACGTTGGCCATCTTAGAGCGCCAGTTAAAGGTAATGACCGCTGTTCAGGCGCGTATTCACTACTCCTTTAAGCAAGAACTGGCTCTTCTGCGCGACATCATTCGTGATTACACACCTGATGAATACTCTTACCAGCCAGAAGAAGGATCCCGCAAAGCCAAGCGATCTGATTACGATTTAGTTGATGTGATTCCTGTGAGTGATCCAAATGCGGCCACGATGGCGCAGAAGATTGTTCAGTATCAGGCGGTGATCCAGCTGGCCCAACAGGCCCCCCAGATTTATGACTTACCACAGTTACACAGGCAGATGCTTGACGTCTTAGGAATTAAGAACGCCCAGAAGCTGGTGCCTCTACCAGACGATGAGACACCAAAAGACCCAGTCAGCGAGAACATGGCCGCACTAAAAGGTATTCCAATGAAAGCATTTATCTACCAAGACCAACAAGCCCACATCGCGACACACCAGACGTTCATGCAAGACCCATTGATCATGAAGACCATAGGCCAAAACCCAATGGCCAACCAGATCATGGCCGCTATGCAGGCTCACATTGCCGAGCACTTAGGCTTCCACTATCGTCAGTTGATAGAGAAGCAAATGGGTGTGCCAATGCCCGCCCCGAACGAGAAATTGCCAGAGGATGTGGAAGTCCAGCTGTCGCAGCTCATCGCACAGGCAAGCGCCCAGTTGTTGCAGGCAAATACCGCACAGGCCCAGCAGGCTCAAGCGGCGGCTATGCAACAAGATCCCCTTATCCAGATGCAACAGCAAGAGCTGGCGCTTAAGGGTCAAGAGGTGCAGCGTAAGGCTCAGAAGGATGCAACTGATGCCCAGCTCAAACAATCACAGCAGCAGATTGAGCGTGACCGTATCGCAACCCAAAAGGAAATTGATATGGCCCGCCTGCAGGCTACGATACAAAAAGATCAGATGGAACTAGCCCAAGACGCCCAGTCAGAGAAGACCAAACTTTTGGCTGACATGATGAGGAATAAACAATGATCGACAAATACCTAAAACTTCTAGCTTCAAAGATAGATGACAAAGTATCCCAACTCCAAATGTCAATAGCCGATGGCAAGGCTGAAGACTTTGCGGAGTACAAGAAGATGTGCGGAGAGGTGAAAGGTCTACTCACTGCACGTTTATACATCATAGACCTACAAGAAAGAGTCAATCACGATGACGATGACGAGTGAGATTTCAAATCTCGACATAACCAAGGCCGTGGATTTATCCAAGATCTTGAACACAAAGCCAGAGGAGAAGGCTAAACAACTTCCCCGCCCATCTGGTTACAGAATTCTTTGTGCTATCCCTGAGATAGAGAAAGAATACGGAGAGTCCGGACTCGTAAAAGCGGAAGAAACTCTCATGATTGAGGAAACCCTGACTACTGTGTTATTCGTAGTAGACATGGGCCCAGACTGCTACAAGGACGAAAGCCGATTCCCATCTGGCCCGTACTGCAAGAAGGGTGACTTTATCTTGATTAGACCCAACTCAGGAACGCGACTGGTCATTCACGGCAAAGAATTCCGTGTGATCAATGACGATTCTGTTGAGGGAGTAGTAGACGATCCACGCGGCATACGCCGTAAATAAGGAGCGACATGAGTACATTTAAATTTCCCGATGAGCAGGATGACGTAAAAGTCACCACAGAAGACGATCAAACTGATGAACAGATCATCATTGACGTAGAAGACAACACGCCTGCAGAGGATCGCGGTAAGCCCCCTCTACCGGACAATGTGAAGGAAGAGCTCTATAACGATGAGCTGGAAGACTATTCCAGTAAGGTCAAAAAGAAGCTAATCCAGATGAAAAAGCTGGCTCACGATGAACGCCGTGAGAAAGACAACGCAATACGAGAGCAACAAGAGGCTATTGCCTTTGCTCAAAAGGTAATGCAAGAGAACCAGCGCCTCAAGTCAAACCTAAATAACAGCGAGAAGAACGTGCTTATGAGCGTTCAGAAAGCTGTAGCTATGGAGATGGAAGCGGCCAAGCGCGCTTATCGTGAAGCCTATGATTCTGGCGACACTGATAAGGTGATGG